ATATATTGTGTCTTTTGTATAATGACTTAAATATACATCAAAGAATTTTTTACTAATATCAAGTGTAGAATTAAAACCAATAACACCACATTCTGTGTAGTGACTTCTACCATAAAATGTAGTAAATGTATCACCTGGAATAAAAGTATCCATAAAGTTATTTGGTATCTCTTTCATAAAGATATTGTCTGCATCTAACCACATAAACTTTTTACCTAATTTACTTGCGTGGTATTGTGCGAATACTTTATGAGAAAATCTAACAGCGTTTTGTAAGAAGTCACTATCGTCTGTCCATATCTTATCTTTGTGTCTTTCTTTAAACGCAACTAACTCTGGCATCTCTTTTAGTATATTTACATAAGTTATTCCAGCGTAATTAGGATATTGATAATCTTCTTCCACATAACAAATCATTTTGATTGTTTGTTTTGTTTCAGCATATGTTTGTAAAAACTTGTGTGCGTAATCATCATACAATCTTTTGTTAAATGTAGTGATGAAGAATTTATCTTCGTCTGTCCAGATTAACTTTTCCATCTTCTCAAATCTTCAGTTATCATATCTTTTACCATACTCTCTAATGTATGTTTAGGTCTCCACATTAACTTATGTCTTGCCTTTGTATTATCACCAACAAGTAAATCTACTTCTGCTGGTCTAAAGAATTTAGGATTTGTTTTGATTATATGTTTACGAGTATGTGAATCTATAACTTCATGTCCATGAAATTCATAAGCTAGATTTAATTCATCTAAACATAATGTAATAAAATCTCTAATCGTTACTGTTCTACCAGTAGCAATTACATAATCATCTGGTTCGTCTTGTTGTAACATTAACCACATTGCTTCAACATAATCTTCAGCGTGACCCCAATCTCTAAATGTTTCTATATTACCTAATTCTAATACTTTACCTGACTTTGTATATTCTACTAAACCTTTTGTAATTTTTCTTGTAACAAATTCTTCACCTCTCATTGGACTTTCGTGGTTAAACAAAATACCACTACAAGCAAATAGATTATAACTCTCTCTATAATTAACTGTCATATAATGAGAATAACATTTAGCAACACCATATGGACTTCTAGGATAAAATCTTGTTGTTTCTGTTTGTGGAGTTTCTTGTACCTTACCAAACATCTCTGATGTTGAGGCTTGATAAAATTTGACCTTTGGATATTTGTTTCTGATTACTTCTAATATGTTTAGAACACCTAACGCATTTGCTATTGTAGTTACTTGTGGTTGTTCAAATGATAATCCAACAAATGATTGCGCCGCCAAATTATAAAACTCATCTGGTTGTACTTTGTCAATAGTCTTTTCTATATTGTAGGGTTCTCCTAAATCAAAGTCAACAAATTCTATTTGATCTGTTATCCCTAGTTCATCTAAACGCCAGTGTTTAAGGCCTGTATTACGCCTCTGAGCGCCGTACACCTTGTATCCTTTTGATAGTAATAGTTTCGCTAGATAACTTCCGTCTTGTCCAGTAATTCCTGTTATAATTGCTTTTTTCATATTCTTTTCCAACAAGTCATAACTCTAACTCGTTCTAACTCCTCATCAGTATTTACATTAACAACTTCAATGTGAGTATAACCTAACATTTTTGCGTATGTTAATCTCTTATTACCATATCTTATTTGACCATCTTTTAATATCAAAGGCCACATCATAGTTTCTGTTATACTATTATAAAGTTTAACAAAACCTGGCGCATCTATGGAGCTATGACCGAAGTCTAATTTATCAACTTCAGCAACTAATGTTTCACAACCGTCTATTTTATTTTTTGCTTTTAGAATTTTCATAACCAACTTTCGCTATATAATAACTATCTATAATATCTGTCACAGGATTATTTAACTTACCCATATCAAACATTTTCAATAAGTCTTGTTTTGTATGTTCTTTAAAACTATCATACATTAATTGTTTATCTGCGTTCCCTTTACCTGACGCATACTTCTTAACAACACTTGGTACAACTGTATCATACAATATAGTGGGTGACATCTGTAATCTATATTTAAGTATACCGCAGTTCTCAGCAATTTGAAATATAGCTTGACCTTTTGAACCAAACGAATAGCCTTCAATGAAAGCTTTTGCTGTATCTTCTTTATGTTTGTGGATAATATCCAAGGCCCAACTAGAAATGTTAGTAAACCTTTCAATAGGTGTGTTGTACTCTTTATGTTCATAACCAAATATATTTTTACCAAACTGTCCAATATGTTTCTTCTTACTTGTTAGAAAGTGAAAAGAACATTTGTTAAAATCAAAGTTATCACCTGCAATACAAATCGCAGGACTATTTAAACTATAATCAATTCCAATTATCGTCTTCGGATTCGTTTGTCCAGATTGAGTCTTCTCCATCGTCATTTGGTACTTCCTCTACTTCATGTCCACAAAATGGACAAGTCAATGGCTCAAGGTCTTGTACCTCAATGTCCCATTGTATAGAGTATTTAGTCTCGCAACTTGAACAGGTCTTTTCTCGTTTTTCTATCATTATAATTTAAATTTTTTAAATTGATCTTTCTTAACGTCTTGTTTTATTCCACCAATAACATAACTTTCTATTTCAGTCTCTTGTGGAGCATTTTGTGTACCTTTACTGTTTAACCAATGATCTATCCATGGTAATGGATTAGACTTTTGTTCATACACAGGTGTTAAACCAATAGCTTTCATTCTTCTATTAGCCATATACTCTACAAATTGATGTAATAATTTTTCCGATAAACCTATCATAGAACCTTTAGAGAAAAGATAAGTTGCCCACCTTTTTTCTTCTCCTACTGCGTCATCATACATTGCATATACTTCTTTGTCAGTATCTCTAATCACTTTATCCATAACCTTATCTCTTTCAATGTCTCTATAATTGTTTATTATTCTTTGTGAAATTGCTAAGTGCTGACTTTCGTCTCTTGCGATAAACGAAATGATCTTTGCTGATCCCTCTAATAATTTAAGTTCACCAAAAGCAAAACTACAAGCAAACGATACATAAAATCTTAAACCTTCTAATATGTTTACTGTAATTAAAGCCTTCCATAATTTTTTCTTTAGTTCGTACTCATCAACTTTTGATTTATCTAAATGCCATTTATGACCTATTGAGATTAAATCATCATAACATTGTGTTACAGATTGAGCTCTCTTTTCTATCTTCTCGTCTTTAATGATTGTATCAAATACATCACTAGGATTAGAATATAAATTTTTTATAATATATGTATAACTTCTACTATGGATTGTTTCCATAAAATCCCAAGTAACTATACAACCTTCCAATTCTGGTAATGAAGTAAATGGTAAGAATGCTAAACATGGACCACGACCTTGAACACTATCTAACATAGTTTGATACTTTAGATTAGATGTAAATATATCTTTTTGTTCTGGTCTTAACTCTGCGTAATCGTTTCTATCTTTTTGTAAAGAAACTTCTTCTGGTCGCCAAAAATAACCCAACTGTTGCTGTGTCAACTTATCAAATATAGGATACTTCATTGTATCATATCTTTGTACAGCCAAGTCCTCACCAAAGAACATTGGTTGTTTTAAAAAACTGACATCTTTACCTTTGTTAAAAACTGATCTACTCATTTTATTTTTCTTCCTTTATTCCGTAAAAAAATTCGTCATCATCACCAAAAGTTATCTTCTGTTTATCTTCAACAGAATACTCAATAGATGATACTTTAAAGTCAGGAAACTTTAATTGTTTCGGGCTATAAGACTTATCAAATACTATCATACGATTATTTGGCTGTGCCGCAAAATAACCATTGTCTAATTTTAATATGTTAAATGATTTATGCTGTGTCGGTAGCTCACTAAACGTAGTATTTAGTATATTTGGATCCGCACTACAACTATCAATCGTAAACATATATGTGCCTTCATGCCACACCTTACTAGGACTATAATACTTTGCTCTTTGTCCTTTTAAAAATCTTTTCTCTAATACAGATATGTGATAACTAAAACAATCCCATAACTCTAATTCTTCTAATGCCAATTCACCTTCAAAATCTTTTTTCCATACGAAAGCTGACAATGGAAGCTTATCATACACTGCGCCATATTCTGGTAAGTAAGTTTCAAAATATAATGCTCTACCTTGTATAGATTTTACTGTAACCCACAAACCTTCAACTAATTCACCATGACCCTTTTCTAAATCATAAAGATATTCTTTTTTAACATACAACTCAATTGGTGGTAAGTTAGCTTGTAAAAACATTATATTGTACAACTGTCACAGTAATCTTCATACTCTGAATCAGTTCCTTTAAATTCTTCTCTTTCTATAGGTTGATTTTTTTCAGGTACATTATCTACAAACCCAATAGGGTGAGCTGGTTCGTCAATATCTTTCTTAGCGTCATATGTATTTTGATAATAAGAAGTCTTCCAACCTAATCTATATGTTGTTAATAAATCTTGTGCCATTGCTGACAATGGTACTTGGTTTTCTTCAAAGTGATCTGGATTGTATGACCAGTTACCACTTATTGCTTGGTCAAAATACTTCTGCATTACAGCCACTACATTGATATAACCTTCATTTGATTTCATATCCCATAGTAAAGTATATTTACCTTTTAATTTTTTGTAGTCAGGTACCACTTGTTTCAATGGACCTTTCTTACTTTTCTTAACACTTAAATAATCTCTAGGTGGTTCAATGCCGTTAGTAGCATTAGAAACCACACTAGAAGATTCTGATGGCATTTGAGCAGAGAGTGTGCTATGTCTGAGTCCGTGCTCTTTAATTTCTTTCCTAATCCACTCCCAATCATAAGATAGATTTCTGGTTACAACCTCGTCTACCTCCTTCTTGTAAGTGTCTATTGGTAAGATACCATCAGAATATTTTGTTCTA